CCTACTGCCCATTTTGGGCAGTTTCCCCATTTGAAGAAAACCGTGAAGGCGATTTTCCCGGATTTGGAATGGGTGTTTGAGAAACAATGGTTGACTGCTGAAGCCCGTGTTGACGATAAATCAATACGTTTAGTTACGCATCGGAACAAGGTCTGGTTTGTTTATGGGCCCAGTTCTGTTGTTACATGGCTGTTAGTATTTTCGTTGATCGAATCGGTTGATGCTCGGTTGTTGGAAATGGCAACCAATTTTGGATCGGTTGTATTTTCATATGTTCGATTCTTCCAGCAGTTGATCGCTGTTCTGAGTGTACTGTGTTTCATTTATGAACGTATCTCAGAATATCTTACAGGTCGCGGCTATATTGGGTTTTGTTGGACGGAATTGTTCAACGCCCCGCCTCTGCTAGGCGCATTTCCAACCTGGGGTTCACTACGTGCTAAGGCTGTTACGGATCGGACGTTAGGCGTTCGTGAAGGTATGATTTTACGCCGTGGCTGGTTTACTTGGCATGTCATGGAAGCTAATGCGCATGACGTTAGGTATGGAGATGTAGCAGTCCCGACTAACCCGTATCAGTGGTGTGGATTAATTTCGGATGATGCTATTGTTGGTTATTCGTTCGAATCACTGATGGGTGATGTATATGAAGGATGGTGTTACTATTACAACCATTTTCTTACGTTACCTCGTTGTGTTTTCTTCACACATGGTACGCACGGGGATGTTATTCCAGTTGAGTATTATGTCAATTTGTTACGTTCTTGTGGACTTACGGCTGATCGTTATGACAACCTTTCTAGCGTCGAGGGAAATCAGGCTTTGAAATATGTTGAGGACGATGAGTTCTGGAAGGCGGCTAAGTGGTTGCGCCGTATAGGACGCAATATGGCCAGTGAACTGAGGGAGCCGAATACATTAGTGTTCGCGCCCCTTGGTGGTTTTGGTTTCACTAAGAATGTTGTTTCTTTTGACTTGTCGCCCCCAGCATGGGTTCTTAAGAGTTGGAATATCATGTCGGATAAAACGCAGTTTGGTAGGATGCTTAACTTTGGTGTAACAATCACGCAATTCATCGCCACACCCGATATTCGTATTGGGTCTTTTGTTGGATGTGCACCACGTTCATGTG